TTGGCCGTCTGTGACGGGTGTTGAGACGACTCCGAGGGTATCGTTCCAGAGACACGAATCCCAGATCATCGAGTAGCGGCGGATGCAGAACTTCTTGGCCAACGCGAGCGTGGCCGAGTCCGTGAACGAGAGCTTGTCGCAGGCCGCTTGGGCTACTTCGGAGGGTTTCATGTATACTCGATCAATTCAAATTGGACCTTAGCTTGCAGCGTTGAGCCTGTTTGGCCGAAGTAATATCCAGCCGAGTTTCTGGCTATCACCAAGGTTTGAGTGGCTGATACGATGTAAATCTTGAAGGTGTGAGATGAAGAGGTGGAAGTGAAAACCATGTCGGCTATCACATTGACAGGAGAAGCTGTTGCTGCTGAAGCGTATGCTGCTCCAACGCCAATAAAGTCTCCTGGAGCCGAGTACGGATTTTTTGCGATGCCGATGTAGACACTTCCTTGAACGCTTGCCTCAACCGGAACTGAGACTCTGATCAGGGCTTTGTTTCCAACGGTTTTTGGGCTCCAAGTGTATGTCCAATCTGATGTGGATCCGGCTTCTTGAATTGCAACCGGGTTGCCTGCGGTGATTGCTATGGACTGACCACCACCACCAGTTTTTGAAAACCCTTCAGAATAAACGAATTTGACAACACTCAACGCTGAGACAGCGGTGGTTTTGAGAGCATTGGAGGCTGCTGAATCCCTGAGAAGGATGGTGTCTGCATCAACAGGGACTGTCTTGGATGGGAGATTGTTGATTGTAACAGCTCCTGCCGTGACCGTGAGCGAATCACCGGAAGCGTTTCCGATTGTGGTGTTTCCGTTGACAGCTAGGTCTGCCGATAGGGTCGTGTTACCTGTGACCCCGAGAGTGGTTCCAATTGTAGCAGCCCCAGTGATGCTTGCGCTATCCAGTGTAGAGGCCCCCGTCACCGACAGGATCGCCAGGGTGCACAAGCCGGTAACACCGAGCGTGGTACCAATCGTGGCCGCATTGGTAACACCGAGGCTATCGAGCGTAGAGGCACCGGTGACTGCGAGGCTGGCGAGCGTAGAGAGTCCGGTGACGCCCAGCGTGGTTCCGACCGTAGCAGCTCCGGTGACACCAAGGCTGGCCAACGTGGAGAGTCCGGTGACATTGAGTGTGCTTCCCATTCCGACCGCGCCGGTGAGCGTGGAGATGCCGGTGACTGACAGGGTGCCGGGAATCGTGAGGCCACCGGTGATTCCGAGCGTTCCGCCGATGGTGGCATTGCCGCTGGTAATAAGGGAGCTGAGAGAGGTGACGCCGGTGACGTTGAGGGTGCCGGCCACAGCGGTGTTGCCGCTGGCGGAATCGACCGTGAAGCGGCTGGTTGCGACGCTGAAGTTTCCGGTGGTATTGACCGCTGTACTCGAGATCTGAAGTGCCGAATCGGTTCCACCACCATCAGTAACTGATTTCAGCAACGACGTAATTGAAGAGCTGTCAGAAGTCTTAAGCAGGCCAGTGTAAGTGCTGGCAACTGTACTGCCTGTAAGTGGAGTTCCCATATCAGTTTCTTGATCTATTCCTGTAAGTTGATCTGATTTTCCACTGGTCCCTGTAATTGCCAACTACATTCTTGGCATCAGCAACTATTGGGGTGTTTTGCGAAGCAGCGACTACTGCTGCCGCCAATGTTTCGGGTGAGAGCGGGGTGTACGGGGTGACATCGCCAGCGAGAACTCCGATGGCGGTTGTGGATCCCGATGTGGTGAAGCTGACGATCGTGTCACCGTCGAGATCGACGATAGCGCCGAGGGTGGTAGGTCCGACCGTGAACGTGGCCGATGTGGTTCCGACGGCATTGAGAGCCCCCGGCAACGTCGAAGGTCCGACGGTGAATGTGAACGTGCAATCACCGACCGCTGAGACGATGAGTTGTAGTAGCGAAGGCCCTACGGTGAACGCGACCGATGAATCGCCCGTGATGTTGCGGCCTGCTACAACATTGACAGGATCGACCGTGAATTGTGCTCCAACGAACGTGAACGCCGACATGGCACCCCTCTGGTACGGGAGGATCCAGGCGGATGGGCCGAGATGTCCGTAGGGTATACCTGCGAGTTCTGACGAGATCCCTTCTCCGACGCTTTGGTTCCTGAGATCGGTGCGTCCCCACATGGAACGCAACGTCCCAGGGTCACCACCTCTTTGTCTGAGTGGTAACTGGCAGAGGATCGTCGTGTTCTGTTTGAGGGCCATGGATCATCCCCAACCGAACTCGACTGCACCGTAGAAGTTGGTACTGGCACCGGTAGCGGCACCGGCGAAGTAGAGCCAAACGAGGCAAGCGCCATCGACGACTCGCGGGAGGCTTGGCAACTGGTTGAGCAGATCACGCTCGGCAGCGACTGATGCCGTGGTGATCGGCAGTGTCAGTAGCGGGCGAGCGAGGCAGAGCGCACCGGCACCGGCACCGGAGGAAGCAGAGAATGTGACGCTGGCCACGTTGGAGACTCCGGTGTCTCCGGAAGCGAGCGGCAGGAACGGGCCGTAGTTATTCGCGGCGGTGCCCGAGTGGGAGATGTGGCCCACGATGGCGGAGGCAGTCATGGCCACGGTCACCGGGAGCGATCTTCCAGAGGTGGGCGTGGTGTTGGAGTAGCTCAGGCTGATGTTGTGGGCGGTGGCACCGGCGGCGGTGGTCTGGACCCAGAACAAGCGGCATCCAGCACCGTTGGTGTAACGAAGTGTGGGTGTGCCGGTGAGTGTCTGAAGCGTTGCCGACGCGGTGGAGATACTCGGCCAGTAGCCTTGGAGATCGACCAGCATCAGTTGGGCTGGAACGCCTGTGGCGACGGCGGTGACAGCCGAGACGTTGAGGATGTGCTTGGTGTTGGTGCTGACGTTGCCGCCGTTGGGAAGCCCGAAGATCTGGGTGCCGTTGCCGGTGGTTTCGTCGCACGATCTCCAGGCCAGAGCGGTGCCTGCCCACGCATTGGCGATCGGTGTGCCTGCGAGTCCCGAGAAATCGTACCATCGACCGGCGGTGTAGGCGGCTGCACCGGTGATCTTGTTCCAGTCGTTGCGGATGAATTTGCCGTTGTTCGTGATCTCGTTGACGAGATCGTCCATTGAAGAGAAGCCCATGTCAGTTCCAGGTGAATTGGACGAACCCTCTCAGTGGAGCGGGTGTTCCGGTTGCGTTGTTGAGTATGATAAGGTTGAGGTAGGCGTTGTTCTGAACCTGTACGCAGTTGGCTTTCTGCGTGAAGAACACGGTTTCCGCCTCGGTGTTCTGCTCGCGAACAACATGAGTTGCAAGCGGTTTGACCAGAACGATGTGGCAGAAACCACCCATGGCTGTGTTGCAGGTCACTTGCTCGATGCTGCGGATGCCGGTGTCACCGTTGGCCAACGGGATGAAGGACGAAATGGATCCGGTGCCGAGAGAGCTGTTCGATGCGTTGACGATGCCTCCGATCGTTGTCAGTGAGATGATTCCGAACGTGGTCGATCGGTTGGAGACACCATTGCTGTTTGTGTATGTGACCGTGACGGTTCCGTTGCCGGTCATTGGAGCGGAGACAACGAAGTAGGCTTGGACTCCTTCTCCGTCGGTGTAACGGGGTAGTGTGGCCGACTGGATCATGTCTTGGGCATCCAGCGTGTCCATGTCCACGAGTGGGTAGAACAGAAGGTAATCGGCCAGAATGATGGTCAGCGGAACGGACGATGTGGATGTTCCTGTCGAGATGGCGAACAAGTGTTTGGTCTGTCCGCTTGCAGGTGTTGGTCCGGTGTAGATGCCACGATTGGCTGACCCGGAGATCTGGGTGGCCTCGTATTGTGCTCCGACGTAGGCTTGATAGACGGGGATACCAGCACCTACGGAACCGTCATACCATCGGCCTGCTGTACCAGATGGAAGGGATGTCTTGAAGAAGAACGACTGCCAGGATTGTCCGTCCTGAGTTGCCTGTGCCAGTGGTAGTATGCCGTTGAAACCCATTATTCCTCGATTTGTTCAGGGGGATTTCGCGGGACTAGGTCGGCGTGTGGAACTCCGTCTGGATGCTCTTCGCAGGTGTGCGGCGCATCCTCTTCTGTCGGCCACAACTGCCGCAGGCAATGGGGGCAGTAATAATCCACATGATCAATCGACGGTGACTGTGAGGGCACCGGCGGCGAACTGGGGTTGGATGCCGTTGGAAACAGAAAGAGCGGATGTGAGAGCGCCCTTGAAGATAAGGTTTCCGGATCCTGCCAGATCAGTCCCGATTCCGAAGTGAGTCAGGGTGTTACTACCACCGGTGCATTGAGCAAACTGAACGAGAGCAGCATTGCTGATGGTGGAAGTGGTCAGGGTGAATCCGGATCCTGAGCGGGCCACGGCAACGCGGGCGTAGCCGGTGTAGCTGGCTTCGTTGGAGTTCTGATTGCCTGACTCGCCTGGGTCGGCGGTGTGGAGGCTGATGTAAAACGATCCTGCGGAAGTGGATCCTCGCAGACCACCGGTGGTGCCGATGTGCGCGAAATCGACGTTGAGGAAGATGAGTTCGAGGAGATCCGCCTCGGCGGCGTTGGTCATTGACATGGTAAGGCTTGGCTAGGTGTTACTTTGGGAGAGCGTACCAACCGGCGGGGATGATGACTGTGGAAGGGCCGACGAGCTTCTTGTCTTTGTCGAATCCGTACACGCTGGCCTTCACCGGCTTGGCCAGCATCACCGGATCACCGGAAGGGACCAGGACCACCTTCGTCACCTGGCAGCCCAGGCAGGTCAGCAATGCGATCAGCCAGATCGCTTTTGAGGGCCTCGGGAGCTTTACCATGTTGCACATCGGTGGGTGGTGTTTCGCGGAGCCAGTCGAGCAGGGCCTTGAGAATCTGGTAGATCCAGTTCACTCGGACTTCTTCTCGGCGTCCTTGGCCATGATGAGGCCAATTCCAACGGTCACTTGAGCGATGGTGGCGGTCAGATCGACGTTGGTGCTAGGATCGCCATCGAACACGGATTTGAGAGCACTTCCAATAGCAACGAGAATGACGCCAACGCCGGCGAGTGTAGTTTTGATGTTTTTCATTTCTTCAGGGCTTTGTAGAGGGCAACGCAGGCGGCGGCAAGGCCAACCAAGGCGGAGAGGAATCGAATCCCGTCCGTGAGCTGGGGGAGCATCGACGCTGCGGTCGCAGTCGCCGCGGTTCCGAGCGAAAGGGCTAGGCCGTTCGTTCCGCCTTGGTTGGAAGCGTCCATGTTACTCGGGCTTGGATTGTGAATATGCGGCCGCTGCTTCAAGGAGTTCTACCAGAGGAAGGCCGACCTTCATGTTGGTCACGTTGCCGGCCTTCATTCCAATGACAAGCAGCTCATAGAGTTGGTTGAACTGCTGGGGTGTGAGTTCGATCTTAATCATGCGGCGAGATTTTTGACGACGGGGGCCTCGGGCGCAACAACCTTCTCCACCTCAGGAACCGGCACCCACGGCAGCGGCGGAGCGATGACCGGAGGGTTGATCTGGTTCTCGATTTGCGCGGTGACGTTCGCTTCGATGGCAGTCTTGTTGACGCCATTGCTGTAGCACCAGCCAAGCACCTGTTCCTGCGTCAGGTCGGGATACGGCGTGAAGTCACCGCTGGGCGCAGCGAACGACGCGCTGCCGTAGCAGGTGCCGCTGTAGGTCTTTGCGTCGTCGCCGGTGCCGATGGTTTCAATGCCGTTGCACCTCCAATCGGCGGTGATGACGACATCGGTGAGTGAGCCTTCGGTGGGCTTAACGAGAAGGCGTTCGATGATCCAAGAGAGGGTAATCATAGGATTAGGCGAGAGTGATGTTGGCGACACGGGTTGTACCATCAGATCCGCGATAGCTGAAGCGGAGGTTGGTGTTGCTGGTGGCGTTGACGGTGAGTTCTCCATTGTTTGCAAGCGTGGCGGGTGTAGCGGATGACCTGAGGATCATATTTCCGTTTGCATCCACGGTCATCTGAGCCGTAGCAAGCTGGTTGTTCGTGTAGACCTGAAACGAAGTTCCAGATTGAACCACCAACGCCTGACCAGATCCGCCAAACCCCGTTCCGCTGCTCAAATATGTCGTGCCAGCACCATCATCATAAAGCAGGTGCGAACGAACCACGCCGTTTGCAGATAGCTGAACGCCAGCTTTTGCAACGCTTGTCGTTGCAATGCGAGCGTAAACATCGCCACTGTTTGAAATGTGAAGTCGAGTTGAAGGAGAAGCCCCCAAGCCCAGCCCCGTGGAGTTCAGGGTCATGGCGGTGGAGCCGCCGACATACCAAGTGCTGATTCCGGTGTTGTCAATGCGATAGCGCTCGACACTGTTAGTCAGAACCTTCAACACGGAAGATGCTCCCAGAGCATCAATCTTTAAGATGTTAGGTTCGGTGGAAACCTGTCCGTACACCGTAGATCCGCCTTTGACGTTGATAACGCCAGTAGTGCTTCCAGCAACCTCAAGCACACTGTATCCAGCACCATACGAAGTGGGAGTCGCGGTTCCGATTCCAACTCCATTGTTCGCCGCATCGACAAAAAACGTGTTCGTGTCAACCGTCAGATTGCCGGTGATGGTGGCGGAGGCGAGGGTGGCGGTGCCGCCGGCTCCGAGGATCTGGTTGGTAGTGATCTTCTTGGTGGTGCCGCTCGCCGCCATCGTCGTGTCACTGACATCGACAATGGGAAGGACATCCACCGCGGGATCGACGGTCGAGATCGCCGTCAGTGCTGTGATCTTTGTATCTGCCATAAACTGTTAGTTAGCTTGAATGATGAGTTTGCCACTGTCCTCTTGGAGTAGGAAATCCCCATTCTCCAAATCTAAAGAGTCAAAAGTCCCAAACGTGATGACGATCTTGTCAGTTCCGTTCTCCAGTAGGATGAAATCCTCATCCTCTCGAAGGAGATCCCGGCGCAGGATAGGCAGATCGCCAGGGGTAACATTACCCCCGCCGTTCGATACCAGTCGTGTGCCGAGAGCGAGTGTCACGATTGAATCACGCCATTGAATGCGATCACCTGACCGCTTGAAATCTGGAAGCTCGTGATCGGTCCCGGTAGGGTAATACCAGCGGGGATGGTCGCCGTGGACCAGGATCCGCTGATGTTGCCACCGGTGATCGAGCTAAAGGTGGTAGGGGCGATGGTGGTGATGGCCACAAACGGGCCAGTGGTCAGCGTGGTGGCTGTCACCAGTTGAAAGCCGCCCTGTCCCATCGAATACTCGATGGCCTGATTTGCTACGTCGCTCATATATCCCAGATCTTCCGAATTTGATTCTTGGTGAAAGTGCTTTCAAAGCGGGAACCTTGGCGGTCTTCCAACCGGCTGAATCCCTTCTTCACGTTATCCTTGAGTTCGGTCTCGCGAGCAAAGCCGGTGACCCCGAAGCGGGCCACCGGTTGTCGCATCCACCGCTTCCCATCAAGGACAACAGAGTCGGTACCCATCGGAGCGATATGCTCGATGGACTTGCCATTGTTCTCGAAGGTGTAGATCGGCATATCAGGAACCCATTTCGCTGTCGTACTCCTCAACCATCTCCCGCATACCCTTCTCGTCCATCGGCTCCTTGGAGGCCATGGCCTTCTCGCTCTTGTTCTCGTACTCAGCGGGCATGCCGTTGACGCTGCGGATCTCGATATAGGCTTCGCCGTTTTCGAGCTTCTTGAGGACACCGCGAACATCGTCCAAAACCACTTCATCACCGACCTCGGGCATGGCCTGTTGGCCATCCTCCATGTCAGTGGAAAGGGCTTCGAGCGGAATAGAAATCATGGGTGCATTGTTGTCAGCCTCATCGCATCCGCAAGCGGAATGAGAAGAGGGGGCACCACCTTTACGATGATGCCCCCTCGGGCTAACGGCAATCACCATGATGGTGGCCGTCTTCCTGGGTCGCATATTACAGCGTGGTCGAGGTCTTCGTCCGATGCACCAAGTACCACACCGGGTTACCGGTGGAACCGGTGTTACCAGCGGCCAGACGCAGCGTGGCGAAGTACAGCTTCACACCGACGGTAACGAGCTGGTTCAACGGATCCGACTTGTCGGGGGTGTCGGTGATCACAATCTTCGGGGACAACGGATCATCACCGGTCAGAGCAGGGATGCCGAACGACTCGTTGCCGAAGAAGAACGAGGCGATGATGTCCTTGCTGACGGCCAGACCGCCGCCCGCGGCAGTAGCCTGATAGACGAACTCATCGGCAGCGGTGCCGGAGCCGGTGCTGACGAACGAGTTGGTCTGAGTGACCACGCGGCAACCGTAGATGGAGCCGACCTCGCCCTTGTAGAACGGCTGGCCCTTGTTGCCGTAGTTCGAGGCGTTCAACCAGTCGCTGTCGCGCATGAGGTCGCGGGCCACACGAGGATCGGTGGCGAGGACGTAGCCGCCGTTGATCATCGGGGCGCGGTTGCGCTTCAGGCGGGTCATGGAATCGAGGACAGCCGAAGCGGTCATCGTGGTGTTTGCCGCGGTTGTGTCGCTGTTCAGCGCCGAGAAAGTCTGCGTGGTCAGCGTGGCGGGGTTACCGTACACCTTGATGCCGCCA